ACTTCTTATTCAAATTCAGCCGACTACGTTGAAGGATGAGCATAAACAACTACGACGAGCTCTATAGTGAGTTCTTACACATGATTGCCGAGGTTCATAATGCACATTTGCACTATAAACGGAAGTCAACTATAGAATCACGTGTTCGAATTCGCAAAGCATTGAGCAAAGTCAAAGAACAAGCCATCACCATTAGGATGAAAATCCAAGAAATACAAGAAGAAAAGGAAAAGAATGATGAGTAACACAGTAGAACAATTACAAGCCGCGTTTGCAGAATTTCTAGCAGAAGATACTAAATTTGAAAAAGGTAACAGCGCCGCTGGTACACGTTCACGTAAGGCTCTAGCCGAGTTGGGCAAGCTGGTCAAAGCTCGCCGTAACGAAATCACAGCAGAAAAGAACGTCCGCAAGGAAGCTAAAACTGCTTAATGACTTGGCTTTATCAAGGCAACATTGTTGAACAACTTCCCGAAGAGTGTGTTGGTTTTGTTTATCTCATCACTAACACAGTCACGGGCAGGAAGTATATTGGAAAAAAATTAGCAAAGTTTAGTAAAACGACCTACAAGACTGTAAAGTTAAAGAACGGCAACAAGAAGAAGAAAAAAATACGTAGCAGAATTGACAGCGACTGGCAAGAGTATTACGGATCAAGCCCGAATCTAAATATAGACCTTGAGGCATTAGGCAAAGATAAATTCACAAGAGAAATATTATACTATTGTAATTCAAAATCAGAAACATCTTACATTGAGGCCCGCGAACAATTCGACCGCAAAGTATTAGAATCAGACGAATACTATAACGGACATATACAGGTCCGTGTCCATGGCTCACACATAATCAAAAAACTTTAGGCTCACAAGCGGTAACAAGCAAGCGCAAGCAAATATCATGCGCCCGGAAACCAGGATCACGGATCGCTGGGATGGAAATCTCTCGCCGCAAAGAGTACTCAACTACTACCCAAAAGGATGAAGATCGCAAATGCCGCGATTTAGTTGTTTGAAGATATTAAAATAGAGCTAAAAGAGTGGAGAGAAACCACTGAATTATACAGTAAGTTAGCGTTTATTGTATAGTTTACCGTCATAATAAGACGTAGCTAGGGGTACAGGATGACCGCCTCGGTAATGCTACAACGCTAAGTGACTTGCGTACTCAGATAATGCGAGAACTGCTTAACCCTTTCCTGGGTTAAGTGTGACCATTATATCTAGATAATACTTAAACTTCTAAAGAAGTAAATACAGCTTCAAGCGTAGCGCAGAAGCAATTGAGCTTTAGCTCAATTTTAATAAATAACATTAATATTGTTAAGGAAAAGAATATGAAGATTTTTGATCTAGTTGAAAACTTTGAAGACGATCTCGATGAAGCTCGTAGAAATAACTACGGAAGAGAAATTTCAAATCAACAAGGACAAGCTCTAGGTAAACAACTAGCGGCTAAGCCTAATCCTAACGATGCTGTAGGTCAACAAAATCAAGCAAATGCGCAAGCGGCTAAAGCACAAGCCAAGGCTACACAGGCAACTAATAAAACAGATGCTGGTGGTGATACACTAGGTCAAACAACTCCTCAACAAAGATTGGCAGATCCGGCCACTAAGGCCAAGTTAAAAGCTATGCCTCCTAGAAATGACAAAAATTTTAGAAATAATCCACTACCCGAACCAAAAGGCCCCGAGGGAGAGCCAGCACCATCAGGTGATGCTACGCCCGGAGTAGGCAATGCTCAAGGTGATAACAACGCGGCCAACACAAATGTCAAGCCCGAGAAAAAGCCTACAGATTGGAAAGGCGTGTGGGATAAAACTAAACAGGTAGCAGGCGGTGTAAAAAATGCCACAGTTGGCGCTCTAAGCGGTGCCGGTGACATAGCATCTGCGGCCACAGACGCTGCAGGTAGAACACTAGGATCAGCTAAGGCAGGATACGCATACGGACGTCATGGAGAGCTTCCAGCAGGACATAGAGATGCTCAAGGTAATGCTATTACTCCGGGACAGCGTAACGGATCTATAAATGCTACATCAAATCAAGCACAGGCTCCTCAAGGACAAGATGGCGGTGCTCAAGGGCAATCACAAGGTGGCGGAGCAATGAAGAATTTTGCTCAAAACGGATTATTTGGTGGCGGCAAAGGCGGCCAACAAGGTGGCGGGCAACAAGGTTCCGCGGTTAACTTTAATGCTGTAATGAAAGCTATACCTAAATTTACACCAAAACAAAAAGCCGCTATTGCTAAGGCAGTAGGTGCGCCAGCCCAGGCGGCACCGGCAGCTCCAAGTGCTCCTCCAGCACCTAAGGTTGTAGATGGCGGAAAGGCGCCGGCGCCAAAGCCAGCAGTAGCCGAAGGCTTTCACAGTAAATTCTTAGGAATGATGATTTAAAAGAACGCCAGACCGGTGTCTTTGGTAGTTTCTAAGTTATCTTTAATAATCTCAGATATAACTTCTCGAGTTTCAAAATCAATTTGATATGCTTCTGCTAGGGTCATGCCACCACGCATGTACCAGCACAGGCGCAACAGTTCCTTCTTCATACTTCGGCATTCGTTTTCCATGCCCTTAACAATTTCGACGATTTCTTCGTCAGAGGCTATTAAGAGCTTTTGCCGAAAAAACTTGCGTTATCAAATCCAATGGGTACTTCAAATTCAGCAGGAGCTCCTGCTTCAATTTGTTCAGGGGTAGCCTGTACCTTTAACGGCTGTAGGCCGTTAACGTCTTTAAGTGAAGTAATACGAGCATTGATCTTATCGAAGATATCTTTATCAGCGTTTTTAACAAATTCCTTAATAAAGTTAGGATCTTCAACAGTGACTTCTGGAGTTTTGATAGTGTAGATACTGTCTGCTATTAGATCTACAGTGATCTCAGTCATGGTGCCCATGCTCTTATTAAACACTTCTAATTTTTGTTCATCTGATACAGCATCGTCGTTGATAACCTGCATTAGACGCTGAGTTTCAAATGTCTTAATACTAGTCTTGGTCATGTGTTTATAGGTCAATGGACGAATATAGCAGGTAATATTTTCATTAACGACTACTTCTTCATCCCAACTTGTATTAGCATAGATGCTGTCCAACAAAGTTGTTAGGTTAACCGTGCGTTCTTCTAATTCATCAATAACGGGAACCTTATAACTAATTTCTAAATCCGGCCCGTATGTTGCTAGACGTATAGCAATTAAAATAACATCAAGATCAAGGTTGGGTGTTGCCCATGCGTTTTTAATAGCAGGTATACAACTTTGAATTACATCAACAATACCCTGGCCGTTCATTAGAGCATCTGGAGTTTTAAACAAGAGTTCATCCTTAGCAGTCATGGAGTAAACAGGCAACTCTCCATTTTCTGGTAGTTCGAGTGTGCCGTTGTCCCAAAACGCCCCATTGCTAGGTAGCTTGAGGTAAATCTTAGGTTGACGCATGTACTGCATCAACGGATTAGGTTTTGGTGGTTGCTTAAAATTCGCCATTTTGTATCTCCAATAAATAAACTATGTGAGTCTAGTATCTTTATTTATATTAGCATTTAACCAAGGTTTTTACATATGAGCGGAGCCTCAGAAGCAACATTACAAGAGCTGTTAGAAGTCAATAGATCAATGGCAGATGCCATTCGAGGTCTGGCCAGCAAAGGTGGAGGAGGTTCTGGCGGAGGTGGAGGTGGAGGCACATCAGGTTTAAGTACGGCCGGCAAGGCCTTGAACGATGTAGCTAAAGGCGCCGGCCAAATGGGCGCAATATTAGGTACCGGTGTTAACGTAGCACTTGGTACATTTAAAACAGCCCTAAACATAGCAACAGCAGGATTTAACGCTTTTAAGAAAGTAGGCGATGCTGTTATACAAGGACAAAAACAACTAGCTCAAACAGCTATTGATGGGTCAGGTACAATCGCATCTTTTGCTGAAGCAATGAGTGGATTGCCTTTTGGATTAGGACTAATTGCCGACGCCGCGGCCTACGGTGCTAAGGTACAGATGAAAAATCTTACCACCTTCCAGGAGATGGCCAAAAGTGGTGTTAACCTAGGTGGCAGTCTAACTGAAGTAAGAGGTAGTGCCATGGCCATGGGATTGAGCATGGATGAGTTTGGTCAGGTCATGAAAGCTCAGACAGCACAGTTTGGTAGAATGGGTGGCACGGCAGAAGAAGGTGCTCGTAATATGATCAACTTTAACAAGAGTTTTGTTAAAGGTGAAACAGGTCGTGAACTAGGTAATCTAGGATTAACAGCAGTCGAACTTAACAATGCCATGGGTAATTTTGCTGAGATATCAGGCGGCATTAGTCAAGAACAATTAAAAGATACTAGGGCACTTTCAGCACAGATTAAAAGTTATAACGAAGAATTAATCATGACTGCCGAGATGACCGGCAAGAATAGAGAAGAGCTTGAGAAAGAAATGAAAGAACGTGCTAAACAAGCGGCACGTGATTTAATGTTATCTCAAATGAGTGGCGAAGAAAAGAAAAAATTCCTAGCGGCTGAACAAGCGGCCTTGCGTATAGGTGGTAAAGGTGCGGCAGATGCCCTGTTGTCCATGACGTTAGGTTTACCTCCTATGACCAAAGAAGCTAGAACGTTTACTGCCGTTAACGGTCAAGCTAACAAAGAAATTGTTAAATTAAACGCGGCAACAAAAGACAAATCATTATCCGAAGCACAATTTACAAAACAAATAGATGATTCAACAGCTAAAGGTCGTCAAGCTACTCGTGATATGGTTAAGAGTTATGGACAGACTGCTAATGCTCTTTCATTCCAAACAGGAGCCGTAGCAGACGGCATGAAAGACAGCATGCATCAAGTTGCTAACGATACAGCTGCAGGTGTTAAGAGCGAAGAAGATGGCAGAAAGCAGGTAGAAAAAACTAGAGCAGGAATATTAAAAGCTGAAAAAGAAGGCACAGCAGGTGCCGCTAACCAAGCCGCAATGGCCGCTAAGTACCAAGGTCAAGTTATGGAAGCTCTATATGCTGCACTAGCTGAGTTATGGCCTATAGTAGAAGAGCTTGTAATGGGCTTTACTCATCTGTTGGTAGCGGCTATGCCGTTGATCAAACAAGGTATAGGATTTATTAAAAATCTATATTCCGATGTTATCAAGCCAGCATTTACAGCCTTGTTTGGAGGCATGAAGATAGATGATATCATTGCTCCATTTAAGGCATTCTTTAAAGGATTGTTTGGCGAAGGTGGCGGAGATCTTAAAGCAGTAGGTACTTCGGTGTCCGGATTCTTGACCAAGGTAAGAACTTTCTTTAGTGATATGTTTGGTGCTATTGACTTCGAAGGTGTGGGTAAAAAAGTTAGAGAAACGTTTAATAAAGTGTTTGGAGCACTAGGTAAAATAGCAACATCCTTAGGTAAATTGTTTGGCGGTGGTGGCGGCGGGCCCGACGGTGCGCAAGTAGGCAGTGCACTAGAAAAAGCATTTACAGTATTTTTAGATATTGTTGGAGGCATTGCTGATATTATCGGTGACATTGTTGAACAGTTTACGCAGACACCGCTGTTTCAGACCTTAAAAGAAATGATCGATTCTCTTGTGAGAATATTCACAGGAGTTGTTAATATTATTAAAAAAATTGTAGCAGGTCCAATAGGTACTTGGTTAGTCAAGGCATTATCGGCGGCAGGTGAGTTATTCATTGCGCCGTTTAAACTAGCAATAGACGCTATTGATTTTATGGTACAGTTGATAGATGGGTTTATTGATATATTCAAAGGCGATTCTGAAAAAGGTTGGAAAACTATCGGAGATGCTACTAAGAGAATGTTAAAAAGTATTATAGATTGGTTCTTAAGAATTCCTAAATTCCTTTGGGAATTTTTTGGAGGTAGTTGGGCTAGTGTAAGTAAGGCCATTACTGATTTAGTTGATGGTTTTGTAGATGCTGTTACCGGATTCTTTAGTAAGATTTTTAGTTTTTTTAGTAGTAGTGCTAAAGAAAAAGCAGAAGCTAAAGTAGCAAATAGTACTCCCCCAACTTCTACTCCTTCTACACCGGCTGATCCAAAAAAATGGGCGCATGATGTATATCTAGATAACAGTCTAATGCCAAAAGTTCCTGCGGAAATTAAAGGTGACGTACAAAAATTATTGAACAATCCAGATAAAGCATGGGTTGAAGAAGTTAATAGACGTACTCAGGCTAACTCTAAACCACCAGAACCAAAAACAGCACCTCCTAAAACTGCCGAGGCACCGAAACCTGCGCCTGTGGCACAAGCAGACTTAAATAACAAAGACGCTATAGGGTTATTGAAAACGATTGCTGATTATCAATATAAAACAGTCAACGCTGTTACCGCATTAAACGGCAATCTTTACAGAAAATAAACGAGAATAATATATGAGTTGGAAGAAATACTTTACACCAGTTTCGAACGCATCGGGTCAACTAAGTCCGATTAGCGGAGCCAACAGTCTAATGGGTCCAGGTGCAGCTCGTTCAAACTATTCAAGTTATCTTCCTGATGTTTACTCTGGACATCCAAACAGATTAGAGCGTTATCAGCAATACGATACAATGGATTCGGACAGCGAAGTTAACGCGGCACTTGATATCCTAGCAGAGTTTTGCTCACAGACAAATGAAGAAAACGGAACACCTTTTGAAATTTTCTTCAAAGATCAAGCTACACAAACTGAAATTAAAGTTATCTCAAAGTACCTACAACAGTGGACTAAACTCAACAAATTTACCAATAGAATCTTTAAAATTGTGCGTAACAATTTTAAATTTGGAGACAGTTTCTTTGTTCGAGATCCAGAAACACTAGCCTGGATGTATGTAGACCCAAGCAAGGTAGACCGCATTATTGTTAACGAATCCGAAGGAAAAAAGCCGGAACAATACATTATCCGAGACCTAAATGTTAACTTTCAAGCCTTAACTGTTACCACTATTAACCCTATGGGTCAGAATACTACCCCCGGTGGTGCCGCGTACAATACCGGCGGCGCCGGCGCAAGAGGTATGACAGGTGGTAACTATCCAAAATCAAATAACAGTCGCTTTAACAAGAATCAAAACGAACACGCAATCGAAGCAAAGCATGTAATTCACTTGAGTTTAAGTGAAGGCTTAGACAACAACTTCCCATTTGGTAACAGTCTAATGGAAAGCATTTTCAAAGTCTACAAGCAGAAAGAATTGCTCGAAGATTCAATCATTATCTATCGTGTACAACGTGCTCCAGAGCGCAGAGTATTCTATATTGATGTAGGAAATATGCCAAGTCACTTGGCCATGAGCTTTGTTGAACGTGTTAAAAACGAAGTTAATCAACGCCGTATTCCCAGTGTTACTGGGGGTGGACAAAGCGTCATTGACGCCAGTTATAACCCACTAAGTATCAACGAAGATTATTTCTTTCCACAGACAGCTGAAGGTAGAGGTAGTAAAGTTGAGATTCTTCAAGGCGGCCAAAATTTAGGAGAAATTGATGATTTACGATATTTTACTAATAAACTTTTTCGTGCTTTGCGTATCCCTAGCTCTTATCTACCTACTGGTTCTGATGACGGGGGAAGTAACTTCAATGATGGGCGAGTTGGCACAGCTTACATACAAGAACTCCGATTCAACAAGTACTGCGAAAGACTCCAAAGTTTGATGAACGAGCAGTTTGACAGTGAATTTAAATATTATATGCGTGAGAAGGGCATTAATTTTGACCCTAACTTATTTGATTTAAAATTTAATCCACCTCAAAACTTTGCGTCATATCGTCAAGCTGAAATGGATACTGCTCGAGTAAGTACCTACAGTACAATTTCTGCTATCCCACACATGAGCAAACGCTTTGCTCTTAAGCGTTTCATGGGTCTAACACAAGAAGAGATCGCAGAAAACGAAC